TTTGGAGAACTAACTGGTGTGCCTGTTCTACTGAATACAAGTTTAAATGGAAACGGACAACCTATATTAGAAACCGAAGAGGACGCACAAGAGTTTTACAAGAATTCTAAACTTGATATGATGATTATCAATGGTATAAATATTTGAAAGTTATCTTATAAAAATGGCAAAATATCTAAAGCACTATTGGAAGAAAAATGGTTCTTGGTTAACCGATCCCGGTACATATGTAGAACAACATCACCCCGAAGCAGACTATCCTGGTCTTGGAGTAAAGGTCTGGATGCACGACTCTGATGGTGTTGATGTCTGCCTTTCTGAAGTTCCTGATAGCACTACGATTTCTACTATTAATGTAGGTTCTAAGAAAGCTGTTATGGAACTGACTGAAACGCAATTTAATTCTGTCAAAACTCCTCTTGATGAAGAATCAGTTCTTCGTCAGGCAGCAATGGAGGCAACAATGAGTGGTGATACTGACACCGCAGCAGCTAAGAATACTGCAGCAGCAGCAAAAGCAACCGAAGCACAGAATGCACTGAATGCACTCTGATTTGACGTAAAATCAAAGATGGTGTACAATATGTAAGTCTTCAGCATCTTCGTAATTTTGAGACTGAAGACCCTTTCTGTGGTGGGAAAGGTGAGTTGGTGATATACTAAGTAGGGGGGGGAAAGAACTTCTCCCCCCCTTTCTTATCTTATAAATTAATTTGCAATCCCTTATAGACGTATGAATTTCACGGTATTTTCTAAAAACAATTGCCCATACTGCGAGAAAATTAAAAAAGTTTTAGAGTTGACAAAAAGTGAATTTGTGGTCTATACTCTAGGAGAAGATTTTGATCGGGAATTATTTTTTGATAAGTTTGAAGAAAACTCTACCTTTCCACAGGTTTTATGTGATGATAAAAAATTAGGAGGTTGTGTTGACACCATTAAATTCCTCCGAGAAAACAACGTCATCTGATTCTCCACTAAATAAAGACACTCATCAAGTTAATCGTGGTATTGAGTTTATACTAAACAGGAGAAGAAAAAGTCTAAACGAAAAAATTAGTCCTGAGGTAAGATCTATGTTAGCAGTAAGTTTAGTCTTTGGTTCATTTCTGACCGTTTTGTTTCTAATACTAGGACTCGTAATTGGTTGGACTGCTAGAGAATATATGATGAACTATCGGGAAGTACCCAGACCTCACCCCGAAATGTTTGATGAACAGGGCAACCTGATTCCAGATGAGGTCATAGCATTTAATTTTGAAAACTATCATGACGACAGCGAAGAAGATGACAACAACGACTAAGGCAAAGACAACCACTAAAAAGAAGACAACTTCATTTGTGGTGGATAATCTTCCAAGAAATCCACTAGCATTTGAAGTTTTTGACTTGGTATCTCGTTCAAGAACAAAGGCAAAGAAGATTGAAGTATTGAAGAAGTATAATGATCCTTCACTAAGAAGACTCTTTGTCTGGAACTTTGATGAATCCATCGTCTCTATTCTTCCTGATGGACCTGTTCCTTATGTTGGATATGATCAGCAAAACACTTATTCCGGAACTCTAACAACTAAAATTGACCATGACATTCGTACAATGTATGAATCTGGAAATTTCTCTCTAGGTATTAGTGATAAACAGGGGCACACAACTATTCGTAGAGAATCAAAGCACTTCTATCACTTTGTTAAAGGTGGCAATAGCGGAATTAATGCAATTCGTCGTGAAACAATGTTCATTAATATTCTTCAAGGACTACATCCACTTGAAGCAGAAATTTTAACTCTTGTTAAAGATAAACAACTAGAAACTAAGTATAAGATTACAAAAGATGTTGTTTCGGCAGCATATTCTGATATTATTTGGGGTGATCGCACATGACAACAGCAGTAGAAGAAAAACAAACAACGCCAGAGGCAGGAAAGGAAATGATTTCAATTAAAGAATCTGATTATGGATGTCAGATTCTTTTAGAAAAAACTACTATTGAAAAAGCAAAAGACAAGAGTTTTCCTACCGATGCTAAATTGATTTGGTATATTGTTGATGGAGTAACGTGTATAGATCTTACCCGTTGTGGAAAAGACTCTAGACTTTTTGATATGTACTATGATAAGTATGGCAAAGGTGCCGTTCAGAAGATTGATTTTGGATATGGTGGGGTCAATCCAAAGAGTTGGGGATATGAACCACCACCACCAACCAAAAAACGAAAATAATTCCAAAAATAGTCGAAAAAAAAATCCCGGCAAAATTTTGACCTGTAGGGATTTTTAAAAATTACTTGACTATATATTAAAGAGGGTCTATAATAGACCTGTCGTTCATCTCACATTGAGTGAGACGCAAGTAAGTCGCGGAACGGAGCGTTCATCCCATGATTGAATTTCTTTTATACTCATCACTTAGTTGTTCCGATGCCGATGCAATTATGCTGAGGATGAAGAATAATGAAAATCTTAACAATGAAGTTAGGATTGAGTTAATTGAGGTTATGAAGGAGTCATCTCCTGATTGCTATTGGGACGCAAACGACTAAAGGAACGGACCTAAAAATCCAACTACTTTAGGAGTAAACAAATGAACACACTTCAAATGATTAAAAAGCAGATCAATAAAGCATCTGCACTGCATGACGCACAAATTTCTCACACCTCATATCGTGGTGTTGAGTATGATACTCGTTGTGTAGAATCAAGAGAAATGCACGGTACATTCTGTTATCGTGGTCATATCTACAATAAGTGAGTCACTTACGTTAAAATTGTTAGGGGGGTTGACTAACCCCCCTTTTTTATGTAAAATACCTATAATCATATACAATTTTATGGAAAAGGATAGATTAAAACTAATTGTCCGGAATTTAGAATTGTTAGTCGATGCTCTAAAATCCGAAGTATATTCTGACAGAGAGTTATGTGTTTCCAAACAGGAAAACTTTGATGACCCAGCTTCTAACTATATCATGGACTATGACGAAGTTTTTGAGGATGATTGATGAAAACTAAGCAATTGATTAAAAATCTTAGAAGTGCAATTTCTCAAGATCATTTGTATAATAGTGATGAGCTTAAATACATGCAAGAGCAACTTGACCAACTGGAACTATCAGTAAAAAGAACTCCAAGAACAAAACCTAAAGGATTTGGTGAAAAATGAATGTTAAACTTATAAGTGTCACTCCTGATGCAGAACAGACCATGGCATATATTGCTAGGGTCTCTAATCCATCAAATCAGAACAATGAAAAGTATTCTGGTCTTCTGAAATACTGCATCAAACATAATCATTGGTCGGTATTTGAGCAATCTACAATGACTCTGGAGATTGAGACTACTCGTGCAATCGCAGCTCAGATTTTAAGGCATCGTAGTTTCACATATCAGGAATTTTCACAACGATATGCTGATTCTTCAATGCTATCAGAGAAAATTGCTTTGCCAGAACTACGTCGTCAAGATGATAAGAATCGTCAAAACTCTATTGATGACTTAGATCCTTTTATAGTCCAGAAATTAGAACTTCAGATGCAAACTCTGTTTGATTCATCCATGGCACTTTATCAACAGATGCTTGCATCTGGAGTTGCAAAGGAATGTGCAAGAAATGTACTTCCATTGTGTGTAGGGACCAAAATTTATATGACTGGTTCATGTCGTTCATGGATACATTACATCTCTCTGAGGTCCGCACACGGCACTCAGAAGGAGCATATGGACATCGCAGAAGCATGTAGAGAAATCTTTATTGAACAGTTTCCTGCTGTTTCTGAATCCCTTGAATGGGTCTAAATATTTTTATATTGAATTTTTAACAATGGCAACATATCCTGTAGTTAACAAAGAATCAGGTGAACAAAAAGAAGTAGTTCTGAGTGTTCATGACTGGCCTCAATGGTGTGATGATAACCCTGATTGGAAAAGAGATTGGTCTGACCCATCAACATGTCCTGGTGCAGGAGAGGTTGGTGAATGGAAAGATAAATTGGTTGCTAAAAATCCCGGATGGAATGATGTCCTTGCAAAAGCATCCAAAGCACCCGGATCAAGAGTAAAGAAGATTTAGTATGTCTAGAAGAAAAAAGACTTCAGAAGAATCTATTGGAGTAGGTATGACTTCAATGAGAATGAAAAAGAAGAAACCTTTGAGTGCCAATTATTTGGTTGATATCAAACCTCTTACTGAAAATCAACAAAGACTGTTTGATTCATATAATGACGACAAACATTTAGTCGCATATGGATGTGCAGGCACAGGTAAGACTTTTATTACTCTCTATAATGCATTGAAAGATGTTCTGGACGAGAATACTCCATATGAAAATGTGTATATCGTCAGATCTTTAATTGCCACTCGCGAGATTGGATTTCTGCCGGGAGATCATGAAGACAAGTCTTCTCTTTATCAGATTCCATACAAATCTATGGTGAAGTATATGTTCCAGATGACATCTGATGTAGATTTTGAAATGCTGTATGGTAATCTCAAAGCACAGGAGACCATCAAATTTTGGAGCACTTCTTTCCTAAGAGGAACAACTCTTGATAATGCAATCATTATCGTTGATGAATTCCAAAACTTGAATTTTCATGAACTTGATAGTATAATTACTCGTATTGGTGAAAACAGTAAAATTTGTTTCTGTGGTGATGCCAGACAATCAGATTTGACAAAAACCAATGATCGTAATGGTATTATGGATTTTATGAGTATTTTGAGAAAGATGCCTTCTTTTGATGTTATTGAATTTCAAATAGAAGACATTGTTCGTTCAGGTTTAGTTCGAGAATACATCGTCGCAAAAATAGAAGCAGGTTTGTAATGTTTAATCATGTTGATTTGAGTCTCCCTCAACTTGAGAGGGAGACTATTGATGGAGTCCGATACTATTCTGTTCCTCATGAAGAAGAACTCTTAAAACTAGTTTCCATCACTTCTGTAACCAGTCATTTTAATAAAGAGATTTTTGTTAAGTGGCGAAAAAAGGTTGGTGATGAAGAAGCAAATCGTGTCACAAAGGCTGCAACTGGTCGTGGAACGGATATGCATACTTTGGTAGAATATCATCTCAAAAATGAAAATCTTCCTAAAGTTCGTCCTATTTCCGAGTTTCTATTTAAGATTTCTAAGGGAACTTTAAAGAATATTGATAATATTCATGCTCTGGAAACTTCCCTATATAGTAAGCAGTTAGGAATTGCGGGAACGGTCGATTGTATTGCAGAATATGATGGTGAGTTAGCAATAATTGACTTCAAGACTTCTAAGAAACCGAAACCAAGAAATTGGATCGAAAACTATTTTGTCCAATGTGCGGCATATGCATGTATGCTGTATGAAATGACTGGTATTCCGGTCAAAAAATTTGTAATCATTATGGCTTGTGAAAATGGAGAATGCGTCGTCTACGAAGAACGAGACAAATCAAAGTACATCAAACTTCTTACCGAATACATTAGAAAGTTTGTTACAGATAAATTGGAACTCTATGGAACCGAATAAAGAACTAGAGAAAGCGTTAGAAAACAAATTTCTGACACCATCTAAGTTTTCTATGGAGATAGAAACCATAGTAGCAAAGGAAGGTATGAATTATATTGATGCCATTTGCTACTATTGCGAAATTAATAATATTGAGGTAGACTCAGTAACAAAATTAATTTCAAAACCACTGAAAGAAAGATTAAAGTATGATGCTATTA